TCTAATGGCGCGCACGTACACGACGAAGCCGGGCGACATGCTCGATCTTATCTGCTTTCGCCACTACGAGCGCCGCCAGGCCGGCGCGGTCGAGGTCGTGCTCGAGGCGAACCGCCATATCGGGCTTGCCGACTATGGTCCAGTGCTGCCGCGCGGACTGGTGATCACCCTGCCCGATCTGCCGGCGCCGCGCCAGGCGCGCAGGCTGCAAAACCTCTGGGATTGAGCGCGTGAATCCAGTTTGCATCATCACGATCGACGGCCGGCCGGCGAGCAATCTGTTCTGGCAGCGGCTCATCAGTGTCACCGTCACCGATAAAGAGGGCTCGTCGTCGGATACGATTGACCTATCTCTGAACGCCGGCATGCCGCCCGACCTGGCGATCCCGCGCCGGGGCGCGATTATCACGTGCCAGATGGGGCCGTCGCTTGGTGATCTCGCCGATTTCGGCACATTTACCGCCGACGACGTGACGCTGCACTTTCTGCCCTACAAGATCGACGTCCAGGGCAAGGCGGCCGATATGCGCGCGAGCCTGAAAGAGCACAAGAGCCGGCATTTCGACGGCGAGACGTTTGGCGGCGTCGTGCAAAAGATTGCCGGCGAGCACGGGCTCGCGGCGCAGGTCGACCCGGAAATCGCCGCATTCGCCGGCCGCGAGGGGTATTTCCTGCAGGAAGGCGAAAGCGATCTGCACTGGATCGAGCGCCAGGCACGCCGGCTGAACGGCCTATTCACGATCAAAAACGGCCGGCTGATCATCGCCAAGAAAGGCGCCGGCATGACCGCCGGCGGCGCTGCGCTGGGCGGCCTGGTCGTGACGCCCGGCATGGTGCTCGAGGGCACGGGGTCGGTGACGTTCGCCGAGCGCGAGGGGCACAAGACGGTGCGCGCGGCCTGGCACGACACGGCCGAAGGTGTGCGCAAATACGAGGAAGCCGAGGCGAACCCGGAAGCCGAAGCGACCTATATTCTGCGCCATGATCACACGACGCAAGACGCGGCCAGGCGCGCCGCGGAATCGCGCGCAAAAGAGCTGCAGCGCCAGGCCGAAACGACGAGTGTAACGATCAATGGCAACACGGCCGCGCGTGGCGGCGCACCCATGAGCTACGCCGGCATTCATCCGCAGGTCGACGGGCAGCCGTTCATCATCGAGAGCGCCGCGCATTCGTTTTCCAAGGGCGGCTACACGGTGCAGATCAGCGCCAAGAAGAAGGTTTGAGCGATGACGTGCGAGGAAGACTTCCTGTCGCCGATCAAGCGCGGATTCGTCTGGCGGCAGTCGATCATCTTCTACGACGACGCCGGCGACCTGCCGATGTTTCCCGCGGGCACGACGTACCGCGCCGAGATCCGCGCCAAGGCCAGCGACACGGCCGCCATCGCCGCGATGACGACGGCCAACGGCGGCATCGTGCGCGTCTCCGACACCGAGCTGCAGTTCGTGCTCACCGCCGCGCAGACGGCCGCGATCCCGGCCGGCGTCGCGAGCGTCGTGACGAGCCTGGTGCGCAGCGACGTGACGCCCGAGGAGCATTTCGACTTCCTGGCTGAAATCGACGTCTGGACGCCACCGACGAGGCCCGCTGCCCCATGAGCACGCCCATCCGCATTCGCCTGCCTTCGAATGGCCGCCTCTCCACGCCGCTGAGGATCAAGGCGCTGCCCGTCGGCCGCACCGGCCCGCGCGGCGACATCACGCCCGCTCTGGAAGCCGCACGCGACGCTGCCGTCACCGCGGCAACCAATGCCGATCAGAGCGCGGATGCGGCTCTCGCATCGGCCGGCGCTGCCGCCTCTGATGCCAGCGCCGCCGCGGCCTCGGCCACGACTGCGAGCACAGCCGCCACCACGGCCACGACCAAGGCTGGCGAAGCCTCCGGCAGCGCCACATCGGCGTCGGGCTCTGCCGCGACCGCAACGACAAAGGCGAACGAAGCGGCGGCGAGCGCCACGTCTGCGGCTGGCTCGGCTTCGACGGCGACGACGAAGGCGAACGAAGCAGCGGCTTCCGCCACCACCGCGAGCGCTGCGGCCACGACCGCGACGACGAAGGCGGTTGAGGCTGCTGCCAGCGCGACGGCAGCGGCGGGGTCTGCGGCCAGCGTCACCAATTTAACAGTTGGCACAACGACCACAGGACCACCCGGATCGGGCGCGGCTGTCGCGCTCGGCGGAGCGCCGGGAGCACCCGTTCTGCAATTCACCATCCCGCGCGGCGACACGGGATTTTCCATCATCAACATCGATGGCGGCGTGCCGAGTTCCAACTACGGCGGCATTTCAAGCATCAACGCAGGGGGTCCATAAATGCCGGTACAAATTCAGTTCCGACGTGGCACGGAGGCAGAGTGGGCGGCTGCCAATCCAGTTCTCGCGCTCGCCGAGATGGGCATCGAGACCGACACTCAGAAATTCAAGATCGGCAACGGATCGACGGCGTGGATCGCGCTGCCGTACGGTGGCGTGCAGGGGCCGCCCGGCCAGGCCGATCCGGGCCTGTTCATCAAGGCGGATTCTAACTCCGTCGTCTTCACCAAGGTCGCCGCTGGATCGGCAGAGATCAAGGCCGGAACGATCGTCGTCGTCAACGGCGTCGCCATTTCGTTCCCTGTGGCGACAGCCATCATCATGCCGAGCCTTGTTGGTGGTACTGATTACGCGATCTACGCTTGCCTGGATGGCACGGTCCGCGCCGACAGCTCTTTCATCGCGCCGGTTGGTTACACCACAGGCAACAGCCGCCAGATCGGCGGATTTCATTACGCGCCCGGCGAAAACGCGACCGCCTTCAATACGGGAGGAAACGCCTCGGCTGCGATCAACGCATTTTCTTTCTGGGACCTGAAGTGGCGTCCGGCTTGTCCTGACCCGCGCGGCATGACACTGGTGGCTGGCTCGTTCTGGTGCGACATCTATCTCCTTGGTGTCGACCATCACATCAACGGCACCAGCCGGAACAATGTCACGATCGCCGATGGGTCTTCGCCACCAAAGTTGCCAGCGGCGTTCGGCGGCAACGGAGCCAGCGTTTACGGCAACCTGAATTGGTGGACGGCCTCAGAGGTGCTGCGCTCACACGGCAAGCAGCCTCTGACCTATGACGAATTTGCCGCCGCCGCGTTTGGTGTTCAAGAGGTTAAATCACGCGGCAACGACCCCATCACCACGGGTCTCGCCACGACGAATGCAGGCTCGTCGAACGCGGACTCGGTCTTTACGTCGGCTTGGGGTGTCATCCAGGCGACCGGATGTCTGTACGTTTGGGGCGCTGACTTCGGCGGCGCCGCCGCGGGATCGGCGTGGGTTGCCAACACAGGCAGCCGCGGTTCAACTAGTCAAATGGAGAACGTGGCGCGCCTGGGCGGCGCCTGGGCCGAAGGCTCGAGCTCCGGTTCGCGCTCCTCGAACTGGACCAACTCGCCCACGAACTCGGCCGGCAGCATCGGGGCTCGCGGCCGCAGTGACCACCTGCGACTTGCTTAGGCGGAGCGGAAGCGACGCCGATGATCATCAAGGACGAAACGGCTTCATCTAATCAGCTTGCGATCGTCGAGCGCTACGAGGCCGTGATCCATTATCTTTATCCGATCCTGCAGAGCTGTCCGCGCAAGCACGGCGTCGTTCGCGACCTTATGGTGCGCACTCTCTTTCAGCAGGTTGATCTTTTGATCGTGGCTGGCAAATCTGGCCAGCCATCTCGACTTTACGCAGCCGATGCCAATTTGGCGACGCTGCGTTTCTGGCTGCGCTTTGCCGCCTGTTCCAAGCTGAAGGTCCTGACCCCACACCAGCATCAGGTTGCATTGACGCTGATTGCCGAGGTGGGGTCGATGCTCGGAGCCTGGATCAGAACGGCGAAGAGTAGGGGTTGATGGGGGATAGCGACGTGGCGCTCCTGGGCGGCAACTGGAACGAAGGCTCGAACTCCGGTTCGCGCTCCTCGAACTGGAACAACTCGCCCACGAACTCGAACGACAACATCGGGGCTCGCGGCCGCAGTGACGATCGGATTCCAGCTCTGCCGGTGCTTGCGCCCGGCAGGCCGATCACAATCGGTGGTCAGCCTCGTCGACCTGCTTCGGCGAATACATTAAGAGGTCTGGCAGAGCGGGGAGTAGACCATCGAAACCCGCGGCCAGCATTCTAATGGCCAAGAAGTACCGAAATCTCATCGGCCAGATCGTAGCAAACGATAACATTCAGCGCGCCTACGACCGCACGGTTGCAGGCAAGAGGATGTCGCCAGGCTATCTCGAATTTAAAGAGTATGCGCCCGTCAATCTGGCGAGGCTCGCCGACGACCTCGCGACCGGTAACTACACGCCTGGAGAACCTAAACATTTCACGGTTCTCGATCCTAAGCCGCGCCTGATTTCGGTGATCCCATTCCGTGATCGCGTGGCGCATCATGCGATCGTCGACGTTATTGGTCCGATCTTTGAAGCCACTTTTTTGCCGCGATCATACGCGTGTCGAGCGGGGCTTGGGACGCATGCTGGCGTACGCGGTTTGCAGGCTGAAATGCGTTCGATGGGTGAGCCACTGTACGCCCTCAAGACAGATTATGCGAAATACTTTGCGTCGATCGACCGAGCAATCTTGCGCGCGATGATCGAGCGAAAAATTAGCTGCGCGGCAACGCTGGATATTCTCGCCAAAATCGTTCCTCCTACCGGCATCGGAATTCCGATCGGCAGCCTGGCCAGCCAACTGTTCGCAAACGTTTATGGATCGGCCACCGATCGATTCATTCATGTCACGCTGGGGCAACGCCACTGGCACCGCTACATGGACGACATTGTCGTGCTCGGCAACAACCCGAAGGAGCTGCGCGATGTGCAGAAGGCGATTGCGGCTTTCTCTCAGGAAGCCATGCACCTTCGCCTCAGCAAGTGGAGCGTTCAAAGCGTCGACCGCGGTGTCAACTTCCTCGGCTACCGCATATGGCCAACACATAAACTTTTGCGCCGCCAAAGCGTGACGCGGGCACGCCGCAAGCTGAAAATTCTGCGGGCGCGCGGTGATCTCGATGCGATTCAGTCGTTCGTGGCTGCCTGGCGCGGGCACGCGCAATGGGCGGACAGCCACAATCTGCTTGTCGATCTAAAATTGAGGAGGGCGCGATGCTGATCAACAGCCGGAGAGATTTGGAGATGCTGCGGGGAACGCCGGACTACGCCGCAGCGCTGCGCCTCATTCTTGGCTCGACCAAGACTTGGACCAATGTGGCCCACCCTGATGACCCGCCGCAGTGGGTCGAGCAGACTGCATTGGAGACTCTATCGCGGCTAGAGTTTACCGAGGAGGAATTTCTTGCCGAACTGGCGGCCCTCGGCATTGCCGCAACGACCGCGCCACCGCCATGGGTCGAGCCGCCGTCGAAAATAGACCTGATTGCGCTCGCTGCCGACAAGCGGTGGCGGGCTGAAACCGGCGGCTGTCGCTGGAACGGCAAGCCGGTCGCCACGGATCGGGATAGCCAGTCCAAGCTGATGGCCGAATATGTGGCGATTCAAGCAGGCCTCCGCTCCGATCCAAGCCTATGGAAATTCGCTGACGGCAGCTTTGCTAGTTTGAGCAATGCGAATGCGGCCGCCATGATTCTGGCTGCGCGTGCGCACGTCGCCACATGTTTTGCCGTCGAGGCCGCCTTGCTCGCGGACATAGATGTCGGGGCCGTAACTACGTATCGGCAGGTGCACGAAGCCGGCTGGCCGCAGCCGTAGCCATCATGGCCGCCGCGTTTGCCAGCGCCATCCAGGCGCACATCGACGCCACGGCCAAGGCGCGCGCGTACGCGGACGGCGTGGCGTGTGCGAACTACGTCGCCTCCACTGTTCCGGCCTAGGCTGACGAGGCTCGCCTGTTCGTCGCGTGGCGCGATGCGGTGTGGGTCTACGCCTATCAGCAGTTGGCGGCCGTCCAGACCGGCGCGCGCGAAATGCCGACCGTCGAAACGATCATCGGCGAACTGCCGGAGATCGTTTGGCCGGCGTAAGGGGATAACGGAGGCAGCATGTTTTCGATCGTCAATGACCGGCTGCAGATCGGCGGCCGGCCGGTTCCGTTTGTGTCAACGCCGCATCAGGGCGGGCGTATCGAGCCGAAAATCGTCGTGCTGCACGACACCGCCGGCCCCGACGGTTCGGCGGTGAGCTGGTTCAAAAATCCTAAGTCGCGGGTTTCGGCGCATTTCGTCGTCGCGCGCGACGGCGCGATCACGCAGCTCGTCG